AAATCTATCATTATTTTTCCTTAGAAAACATTGCTTTGCCAACAGTATCTTTATGAGCGGAGATCTTATCTAAGATTTTGCTCTGCATTAAAGAAGAAAAAATCTCTTTAAAGTCTGTTGCCTTTTTGCCAATGCTTGATTTAATTAAGTCATTAATATCCATTATTCATCCTCATCATTATATTTTGTTTCGTTTCTTTCAGCTTCTATCTGTTTATCCATCTCTTTAATATCTTCCTCAGATTGCTGAAGAATATGAGATCTAATAAACTCATGAGAGAAGTATTTACCAGCATAATCTACCAGCTGGTCCATCAACTCTATTCTTTCTTTCATGATTTCAGTTTCCTTCAATTCAGAAAAGAAAGAATCATCTTTAAATTCAAAGTCGATATTCTCTTTAATACTTCTCCATTCATTCTTCTTAATTACACCCTTTAGAATTAACTGAGTGCGAAGAGCCTGGTAGAAGATATTAGAGAATTTCTTCCTTAACTTCTGTACAAATTTAGCAAATTTAATCTCATCACGAGTGATTTCTGATTGTTTACCAAATCCATAAGATGCATCATCTTCTAATCTAGAAGCTGGTACATGAAGAGCTTTATATACCTTCTTACGGAAGTATAAAATATCTTCAATCTGATCAAAAGAACCGCCAGCTGGTAGAGTTTCAATTTCAGTACCCTTACCACCCTCTCTACGAGGTAACCAGAAGTCTTCCAACATACTCATTACGTTATGTTGTCCTTTAATCTTACCCGAATCAGAGTCATACACCATCTTATTCTTATATTTATTCATGATATTCTTAAGATACTGCTCTGCACGAGTCTTAGGTAAATTACCAACATCAACATAAAATACACGACGTTCTGGTGAACGTGTTACTCTGTAAACGGTCGCCGCATCTTCCAACATATTTAGTTGGTTGATCGGCTTAATAGCTTTGTGAAGGTATGATACCGCAGTGCCATCCTCCTCAAATAAACCCGAATCTGCGTATACGATCGCTTCGGGGACGATTTTCATTGTACGGTTAATACCGTCAATTTCCTCTGAATATAGGTAGTATTCCTCTATATTCTTGATGATCTCATGTCCTTCTGGGGTAGTCTCTTTTTCAACTTCTTTAATAAATTGAATGAGACGTGAGTCAATATAACGAAGGTCTTTAATTCCCTTCTTTAAATTTCCCTCATCTACAACCACTTGGAAGAAAATACGTCCATCTGTATACCACTTTCTGAAATGTTCGTCGCCGCTATAATTGAAGTCTAAACGTTTTAAAACGTTATCGAATTCTTCCGTGATTATTTCCTTTACATTGTCTGGTTGATCCAAACGCTCAAGGACGATATCCACAGAGTCTTGATTAATATCAAAGACAATAGCTTCGTTAATAATATCATCAATTGCTGCTTCAGCTTCTGGTGTTCTCGCAATAGCTCTATATTGACTAATGAGGTCAGCGGTGGATTTCCACTTAGCCTCGATGTCAAAGATCTGCGTTCCAAAAGAAGAAACGTCAACGCTTAATGCACCCTCCATATCAGGTGCAATAAATGTTTTGCTCTTATTATCAATATTAGGAGCAGCTGTCTTTTTAGACAACTTACTTCCAAACATTCTATCAAATTGTTCAATTAAATTCATAATATATTATAAGTGTTTATGCACTTGCAGTCCAGTAATCATATGCAATAGTTACAGTGTATTCATTAGCTTCTGCACCATTTTCCCATGCTAAATCAATAGCTTCAACCGAAGTAGGGAAAGCGCCTTCAAACGTATATGTACCAATCTTAGTATCATTTCTACGATGAGGTTCAACAGCCATTTGAGTTTTATACTCGCCTGGAGCCGTAGATATATCACTTTCATGAGAGTTTACACGATTCATCCACTCTTCAAAAAGACCACGGTATTTGAATTCTTGATCGTTCAATACAGTGATAGTCCAATCTTCAAACGTTCTGTCGCCAGCCAATTTGATGATTCTATTCTGGTAAGGAACTTCAAGAGCTTCAACTGTTGATGCAGGGATTTGAGCTGCTTTACATAAGAATGTAAAACCTTGATCGAATCCCTGACCATTAATGTATACATGGAATAAGTTGCCACGGTATAAATCGCCGTTTTGTCCTAAAGCACTAGATTTAAAAGTTTCAATATTAAATGCCATTTCTAATCCTCCTTAAACCGCACCAAACAATTCGCTGAATTCAACGCCTGATTTAGTAGCTACAAAGTTAAGAGTAATGAAGTTGATTGAACGTGCCGGTTTGATGTAGATATCTGCAACAAATTCGTTTCTATCAATTACTTCGCCTGTGTTATTAGTGTCATCACATACAACCAAGAAGTCATACATACCACGACGGCCTTTAACATCTTTCATGAATGGTTCAACCATACCACGGAATTGTGAGCGAGTAAACGCATCATTGAATTCAAATAACATGTATTTAGAAGCTGTAGAGATAGCCTTTTCTAATACGATGAATAAACGTCTAACATTAATTCTGTCAAATGCAGAAGGCTTAGTTAACATTGTTTTATCACCCCAAAGAACAGTACCTTGACCTGGCATAGAAACAACCGGGTTAATACCGTATGGAGACTTATACATTTGATCGCGAGCACCAGTAGTAGGATTGAATGCTAATTTAACAACACCTTTAACTTTACCACGATTTAGACCACCAGGAGACCACCATGCATCAGTAGAGTTGTCGGTAAATACACATAAACCAGCGATATCACCTGCAAGAGGTACCCAACGGTAATTATCATTGTATTTGTCGTATTGGTATTTGTAGTTACCATCTAGGAAACCGTATGAAGAATTAACATTCATATGATTTGTTGTGTAACCACCAGTAGCAGAACGCCATTCTTGTAAATTACTTAACTGAGTAGCAGAAGCCTGACCTACAATTTCAGCCTTAGGCGGAGAAACGAATGCAACACAATCTTTTCTACCTTCAGCAACTGTTTGTACAACATAACGTTGAACAGTAGAAGCAACTTCAGTTGATTCACTAGCCGCAGCACCTGCGATTAATAAATTAACATCAACTTCATCAGCATTAGTAAATAAGTCCCAACCAATATTCCAATTACCAGCAGTTGGAGCCGCAGCACCATCAGTACCACCAGATAATGTATAGTCAGCAGTATCAGCAGCAGCAGGGCTTTCATCAACATCTGCTGATGTAGGCATATTAGCCGCGATCATATATACATAATTTGATCTAGAAGCAATTACATCATCAATGAAAATGTTGTTGCCTTCAGCATCTTTATTGCCTTCAACCAATGAAACTGTGTAAGTCTCAGTAACTGTACCATCAACAAGTACTGCAACCGCAACTTCTTGATTAGTATCTGTATCTGGAGCAGAATCAAAGTAGCCGTTATGTGCCCAAGCAGCAAATGCCTGGTCATCAGCCCAAGATACTGTTACATTATTACCAACAGCACCAGTATTTTTAGCATAACATGGAGCGGCAAAACCTGCCTTACCATTATCAAATGCATCTTTATTATGAATAGCAACGCCTGAACCGTCAGAAGCCGCATTTAACGCATCATTAGCAACAGTACGAACAATAGTAAGGTTATTACCATACTTAAGGAAGTTCGAAGCTGAGAAGAATGAAGCGGCTGTATCATTAGTTGGCTTACCAAAGGTAGCAACTAATTCGTTTTCAGATGTGATAACAGTTCTTTCGTTAGCAGGACCTGTAACAAACTTACCAACCATACCACCAAATGAAGTGGCTACAGCTGGGATTGTTGTACTAAGATCATGTTCCTTAACTGTAACACCTGGTGAGAGAGCAAATCCCATATATTATCTCCTTATTAGTGTTAAAAAATAAATCTTTTGTTTTACTTAATATATTTATATTATTTTAATTTTGTCAGGACAATGTCCAGCGTACACCATCTTCATCAGTATATACCTTATCATTATCGTCATGTTCAGATGAAAACCCAAATGGAGTCATCATCTCCTCTATATCAGAGATATTTCTCTCATACATAGACTGCCTTATATCTTTATCAGTAAGTTCTTTGAACATACTCTGGGAAGTAAACCAAGAGAATAGAACAAGAGGCATTACTGTATCATCATGAGCACCACCTTCAGCAGCGTAACTGGACCCTCTAATAACAAATGTGGATAGTTCTTGTATTGTATCAACATCAACAATAATAAGTTTATTACTTTCCATTAAATCCTTTAAATTAGAACAACCGAGGGCTTTAGTGGCCTTCGTCATTCTAACCCCAATATCCATTGCCTTTACAGCACCAACAGATAATAGGTTTTCATATTCTAGTTCATAATTTAAAACTTGTGTAACGGTTTTACCAATATCATTATTTTCTACCAATACCCAAGCCTCATTATAATCTAAAGCAACCTTTTGAATAACTGATGGGTATAATAATGGTGAAATATTATTACTTCTAAATGTAGCGACCTGTTCGAATGGATATTCCGTTATATCAATAACTGAAAATGCGGAATAATCCTGACCTCTACCGTATGATACATCCGCGGTTAGTAAATAAGTCCTATCTCTATCAGGATATTTATAGTATTTAATATCGTTGGAGAAAAACTCAGGTGTTGCGTAGGCTAAATTCGATAGAGTATTTACATTAATCAATGTATTAGAAGTTCCTAGGAACTCTGCCTCAAATTCTTGTCTCCATCTATCCTCACCAATATTACCGATAGTATCTTTCTTCCATTCATCATCTCTACCTGGAACTAAACTCCAATGTACATCAAAAGCTTTAAATGAACTTCTTTCTTCTTGAGCATCAGTCCAGAACTTATAGAAATGGTTCATACCATTCGGGGTAGATACCATTATTACCTTTGTTTCCTTTCCTGATGAAATTGTAGGATATACTGAATCCCAGAATTCCCAAAACATATTATCATGAATGAAAGCGGCCTCATCTAAGAACAAAGCAGAGAATGAGAAACCACGAACAGCACTTGATGAAGTAGAGGAAGCTATAATCTTACTTCCATTTTCTAATTCAATAGAACCTTTATTCCATTCCAATACACCTTGTTGTAAATACTTAGGTAAATTTTCATAAGCTAATTGAAGTCTACCAAGAATTTCTCTTGATGTTGCTCCCTTATTTGCAAGAATACCGACAACCTTACTTTCATTGAATAATACATAATGTAATAGGAAAGCAACTGATGTTGTTGTTTTACCTACCTGTCTTGAGGTCTTTACAATAGAGAAACGATTATCATTTAAATGATTAATTAAATCATCTTGGAATGGGTATGTCTCAAATGGGACTAAACCTTTATCTACATGGATAATTTTCATAAATGTCTTTACGAAATATACAATATCATCCTTGCACTTTATATATTCAGCAACCATCTCCTCACTCCACTCGATGCTTTCACCAGAGCGTTTAAGTCTTGGGTTACCTAAATATGAACTATTCCTTTCCATTAATCATCTTCTGTAATTCATGAGTAGTTAATGTTACATTAAGATTGTTATTAACCGTCTTTTCTGTTTCACCTTTCAACTTATCCATATCTTGTTGAAGGTTTAATAATTCTTTTGTTGTATCAGCAAGTGTTTTAATCATACCACCAACAACTTCATATCCTCTCGGGTTGCCTTGCTCTTTTGCTAATTCCATAGCACCCTCAAGAGCATCATTACCTCTAACAACTAAGTTATGTAGCTGTTCACGGGCCTGCTCATAATCCGAGTCAATATCTTGATCGCGTTCGGAGGGGTTTGATTTAACTACCACAGGGGCAGGTATACCTCGTTCTTTACGAGAAGAGGTCATTATATCATGGTCTGGTTCAATACCAAACACTTCATCTAATTTTTCATGTACATTCATATTATATCCATCCTAAAGGCCCACTGTTAAATGTAGAGTTATTAACAACGTTATTGTCGCCAACCTCTTCCATATTAGTCCAACCTAGAGTACCACTGTTAAATGCATTATCATTAAATGCCTGATCGGTACCATAACTAGCACCTGCAGTAACAGTTGCATCAGCAGTAATTGAACTAGAACCATTCAATGCCAGAGTAATGTAATTAACCGTATGACCGGCAAATACATTTAATCCACTAGCATTAATATCACTTTCCGCATTATTATTTATACTACCTTGAGCAGTAACCTGAGCAGAACCAGCAATGTTACTAGTACTTGAGTAAGTTACATTAGCATTAGCAGTAGCAGATGCAGATCCTGTAATTACACCAACACCCTCATTCACCACTGTTGTTGCGGATACACCTAAACCAGAAGCAGTAATATCAGAACTAGCATTATTAGTTACTGAAGCTTCAGAAGTGATTGTTGCACCACCAACATTAATTGCAACCCCTATATGTTCTGCAGAACCAACCGATATTGAAATACCTGAAGCAACTATATCAGAAGTTGCATTATTAGTTAATGTAGGACTAGATTCAATAGAACCTGTACCAGTCAATGCAATATTAGTGTAATGCTCTGTATGACCTGCAAATACTGATAGACCTTGAGCAACTACATCTGATGAAGCATTATTAGTAATTGTAGCCTCAGAAGTCATTGTTGCAGAACCTGCAAGTATACCGGCAGATATATGTTCAACCTCAGATAATGATACCGTAGCACCACTTGCAACTATATCGGAACTAGCATTATTAGTAACAGAAGCTTCAGAAGTAATTGATGCATTACCACCGATAATAGAAATACCTATATGTTCTACCTCACCAACACTTAATGTAGCACCAGAAGCAACTATATCAGAAGTTGCATTATTAGTTAATGTAGGACTAGATTCAATAGAAGCAGAACCTGCAATTATACCAGCACCAGAATTTTCTGTATGACCTGCAGTAACTAATAAGCCTGAAGCAGTAATATCACCAGTACCATTGTTAACTACTGAAGCCTCAGAAGTAATTGTACTTGTACCAGCGATTGAACTAACCACATTATTAGTTAATGTAGGTTCTGAAGTCATTACCGCATTACCTGCAATTATACCAGCACCATCAGAAGTTACAGATGAGGCGGATATACCTAAACCAGAAGCAACTATATCAGAAGTTGCATTATTAGTTAATGTAGGACTAGATTCAATAGAACCCGTGCCTGTAATATCTGAATTAACATTATTAATTACAGATGATGTAGAAGCAATATTGCTTGAAACAATTATATCAGATGAACCACTATTTTCACTAGAAGCGATTGATTCAATAGAACCTGTACCGGTCAATGCAATATTAGTGTAATGCTCTGTGTGACCTGCCGTAACAGTAAGACCTGTAGCAACAACATCACTTTCAGAATTATTAGTTACTGAAGCATCAGAAGTCATTGAGGCAGAACCGATAATATCAGAAGCAATATTAATATTTCTTATACCATTAGCATCTACCGTTGCATAACCATTAGAGGTTGTTGAAGGTATTGCATGTAATTCATTACCATCAGCATCAGTGATTATATTACCGTCCTGATCTACAAGAGGCTCATTAGTCATGAAGTAATGCTTGGTAATAACAGAATCTAGTACTACCGTAGCACCAGTACCTGTAATATCAGTGGCACCTAGATATAAACCATCGCCATTCTCGAAGATGAACTCATCACCATTTTCTAGATATAGGTCATAAGGAATCTCATAGTAAATATGATGTGTTGAAGCCTCAGATGTTGCAGAAGCCGTACCAGTAATATTAGTTTCAGGGTTATATATAACATTTACATTCGCTGTAACAGATGCAGAACCTGTCATTACTGGCGAATCATGTAATTCTGTATGACCTGCAAATACACTCAAGCCAGACGCAACTACATCAGCAGTATCAGGCATTGTAGATGAAGCGATTGCCTCAATAGAACCTGTACCAGTAATTGCGATATCAGTTGATGTAGTATTAATAGCCTCAGATGTTGTTAATACAGAACCTGTAATATCAGACTCAGTATTATTAACTACCGAAGCAATACCTGTAATACTTGCAGAACCACCGATAACTGATACCGAATTATGTTCAGTTTCAGATATTGCAACAGTAGCACCAGAAGCAACTATATCAGATGAAGCATTATTGGTTGTAATACTCGTAGCAGAAACCAGAGCATTACCACCGATAATACCTATACCATCCAATGTAGATGTAGTTGCAGATACAATTAATCCTGAAGCAACTATATCAGATGAAGCACCATTATTATTAGTAGCACTTGATTCGATTGTTGCAGAACCTGTAATATCAGCAGAACCAGCATTAGTAATCGATGCATCAGAAGTCATTAATGCATTACCACCGATAACTGATACCGAATTATGACCAACCTCAGACATTGTAACTGAAGCACCACTTGCTGTTATATCAGAAGTAACATTACTTATAATAGAGGCCGCTGATTCAACAGAGGCAGAACCGGCAATAACTGATACCGAATTATGTTCAGTCTCAGATATTGCAACCACAGCACCTGATGCAATAACATCCGCACCAGCATTAGTAGTAACACCACCATTAGCAGTCATTGATGCTGTACAGTAAGCATCCTCGTAAGACAACCATAAATTGTCTCCATTTTCTGCTATCAGACTATCCCCATTTTCAAGGGCAAGATCATCATTTGTTACATTGAATATGAAGCTTCCAATCGCGGTAGCAGATGCATTACCTGTAATGCCTAATATACCATAATGATCTGTATGACCTGCCGTAACAGTTAAGCCACTCGCAACAACATCAACAGAGTTAGGCATTGCAACTGTTGAATCAACCGAAGCAGATAATGTGCCTGTAATATCAGATGAAGCATTGTTAGTAACAGAAGCAACCGAAGTCATTAATGCATTACCACCAATAATACCTGCCCCTGCCATTACTGTTTCACCAATAACTATAGAAGCACCACTTGCAACCATATCAGCAGAAGCCATTGATTGTCTAATAACATTAGCATCAACTAGAGCAGAACCAGCACTTTCAGTAAATTCGTTAGCCGTGATGTAGTCACCATTGTGATCTACAATTTCATTACCTGAAGTATCAACTAAGTAGTCATTAGAAACAAATACTTCCTTAATAACATCAGCAACAATAGTACCAGAGCCTGTAATATCAGATGAAGCTCTGAAGTCAACAGACATTTGCATATCAGCAGTTGCAGAACCTGTTATATCAGACA